CGGGCACGAAGAAGCCGTCTGCCGATCCTGCGGCTGGCACGGTGATCGGCGTGGTGATCTCAAAGACCGTCTCGTCGCTGACCGCCGAGGCGCGATCCTCGTACTCAAGCAGCGCTCGGTTGATCGCCGTCTCGGTGTTGCGGAGGATGCTGATCTCAAACGGGTAGGACTCTTTGTCCAGCGTGATGAGCGGTGCCTGAAGCGCAGCCTGATTCGTGTCGCGGTCGTTGAAGGTGAGCACGCCGTTCTCGTCCACGAAGATGCGCCCACCCTCGGCGATGGCGAGCAGCCCGAGTTCAGCGCCCAGCGGCTCGCCGGTTGCCGCTGCAAACTGCGCGGTGCCGAAGGCGGTGCCGACGGCTGCGTAGGATGCCGTGCCAAGCCCAGCCTTGTCTGCGAACGCGGTGAAGACCGTATCCAGCGCGACATTGGCACGAGGGCCGTAGTAGGTTGGCACGGTGGCGAACCGAGCGGAGATGTCGAGCAGGCGCATCTGCGCCACTCGCGCCTGCTCACGCGGCACGACGGAGCGCACGATGTAGGTGCCGAGGGTGCGAGTCTGCGCTGCGCCGTTGTAGAAATAGCCGAGGCTGACCTTTGCCTTCGTGGTCAGGAATGCGCCCTGAAGGTAGGCGTAGATCGGGCTGTTCTCGTTCTCCGCGCTGAAGCGCTGATTGAGATTGTCCAGCGTGAGGTTGCACTCGCCTGGCTGGAGCGCGCCCGTGTCAGGGTCAAAGGACTCAATGCCAACCGCGTCAAGCACATAGCCGGTCTCGTCGTCAAAGACGCCATCGCCATCCCAGTCAATCTCCAACTTGATGACTGGACGATGCTGCTTGTCGGCAATCGCGGCGATCAGGTTTGCGCTCAGTGCCACGATGCCTCCTTAGGTTGTGCGGGCGTCAACCTCAACGAGCGTGATCTGGTAGTCGCCCTTCGTCACATCGGGGTAGACGGTGACCAGATCGCTGATTGAGTCAATGCGGACGGTGACTCCAGCCTGGGCTGGCGTGAACGGGCCGCCCGTCCAAGTGAAGGTCGTGGTGGTCTGGTTGCTGACATTCGCCCAGTAAAGCGCGACAAGCGCGTCGTAGGTCGTGACATTCTCGTACTCAAAGGCGAGTGAGTAGGAGAAGCGATAGCCGACTGACCAAGTGCGGATGGAGCCGTTGACGGTGAGGCGGCTGCCGCCGACCGTGCTGTATTCCAGCTTGACCGCGTTCGTGCGGACAGGATACGGCAGGGTGATTGTCGTCGCGCCAGAGGATAGGGTGGGCTGGCTTACGCTCATCGAGCACCTCCGAGTACCGTGCCTCGGCGCTTGGCTTCGTCATTCAGCGCGCCGTAGATGCGGCGAGCGAACTCGCGGGCATCGTCAGACGAGCCGAGGAAGGCACCCGCCTGCACGGTGACATTTATCTGACCGCCGAGGGAGTTGTTTGGCACGATGCTGCCTGACTGATTCGGCACGAAGAGCTCAGGCCCCTGCTCGCCGACCATATACTGTTGCCCGCCGGTGACAGGGCCGCCGAGTGCACGACGGCGCTCGCGCGGCGTGCGTGTGCCCTGGGATGGCAAGAATCCGCCGATGAACGGAAGATTGTTGGCAATGTTGAGCAGCGTCTGCACAAGTTGGATCGCGCCCTCAACGAGTCCGATGAAGAAGCGGATTGGCGCGGTAATCGCCTCAAAGACCTTGCCAATGGCGTTGAGCGCGACCGCGAGCGGGCCGTTGCCATCGTCCCAGAGGACTTTGGCAAGTTCGCTCACGACGCTGACGGCAAGTCCGAAGGCTCGCACGATGGTCGTGCCGATCAGGAGTGCAAGATCAACCACGACCTTGATGATCGGCTGGAGCGCCTTGAAGAGAGAATCAACCAGCGTGCGGAATGGTTCAATGGTGTTGTAGGCAATGATGAATCCAGCGACGAGGGCAGCAATCGCTGCGACCACGAGCACGATTGGGTTGAGCGCCATAATCGCGTTGAAGATGCCCATCGCTGTGGCGGCAAGGCGGGTGGCTGTGGCTGCGATGTTGACGGCGATCGTGAAGGCGGTGTACGCGCCCACGAGCGCAAGCACCAAGCCAGTGTTGTCGCCGATGAACTTGCCAACCTCGGTGAGTGCCTTGACGAGCGTGCCGATGATCGCACCGCCAACAGCGATGATTGCAGGAAGTACCTGCGTGACCATTGTGGTGATGAATGGTTGCAGTTTCTCAATCGCGCGCACGAAGGCGTTGGCGAAGGCGATGCCGAACTCCTTGATGCGCGGCATAATCTCGTCGCGGAAGGCGGTTAGCACCTTTGCCAATATTGGCAGCACGACGCGCCCAATGTCCTCTACGGTGTTGTCAATACCGTTTTTGATAATCTCAAGAGAGCCTGCAACAGTATCGGCGTATGCTTCGGCTTGTCCGGCAGCGGCATTCTGGATCATTGCCAGTGCTTCGGTTGCCGTTGCCCCCTCCTCAACCGTGAAGCCGTATCGGCTCAAGATAGAGGTATTGCCGCTGAAGACCTTGCCGACGAGATCAGAGGCCGTGGCAAGGCTAACACCGCGAAGACGAGCAAAGTCCGCAGCAATCCCCTGAAGTTCAATCGCTTTCGTGACATCCCCAGTACGAGGGATGAGGCGAGCGAGCGAATCGCGGAGTTCATCGTCGCTGAAGGCAAGATTCTGGCGGCTTTCCACCGCAGCATCCATCGCCCTGCGTTGATCTTCGGTAATGTTTGTGTTGGCGGAGATCGTGGCGTTGAGTCGCGCGATTGAGGCATCTTCCTCGGCTGCGGCCTTCGCCGCTGCAAACATCGCACCGCCCACGGCAACGGCTGCCGCGCCCGCAATCGCAAAGCCCTTCGCGGCTGCGGCGAACGGAGCGTTGAGCGTGCCAGCCGTCTTCTCTAGGCTGCGCGCTGTCTTGTTGAGTTCGCGCATCCCCTTAGAGGCACCATCCTTGAGAATGACGGCAAGTGTCGTCGTTCGTTCAGCCACGCTTGCCCGCCTTTCTCGTCGTCACCGACGATTCAATCCTCATAAACTCCAAGCCACGCAGCACCCATTCGCCAGGAGCCTCTTCCAGTTCCCACGGCGCGACGCCCCAGCGCTGAGCTAGCGCATCGAGCGCGTACTCCAGCGGCACCGGCGCTTTCGCGTCGGGGTTTATTGCTGTTCTGGCGAGGGCTGTACGGAGTTGCTGCCCTGCTCTTTTGGGAGTGTAAGTTCCTCAATCCAGTCGCGCATTCGGTTCGCGATCACGATGAGACCGCTGAGCGGGAGGTTGTCAAGACTATCCACGCCGAGGTTGTGCGACGAGATGAGCGACAGGAGCCTGTCGGTGCTCTCTTCTTCGGTCGCGTCTGCGGCGCGGATAGCCTTGATCTCGCCCCAAGTAAACTCTCTAACTTCAACCCAGTGACCGGCGAGATCGCCAGTCAGTTCAAGTTTGGTCGTCTTTGCCTTTAGCATTCTGCCTCCTTGTCCTGCTTAGGAAATCGTTGCGAGGTTGTTCTTTACCACGATGGAGAAGTCCGTTGCAGCGGACGAGTCCACGATGCCACGATAGGTGATGTTCGCCACGATGACGCCATCAACTTCCGCGATCTCGTGAGTGTCTGCCACACCGTAGAAGTCCAACTGGAACTCATAGGTGCCCGCGCCGAGCGTTGGCCCTGTGGACAAGATGCGAATCTTTCGCTCGCTCTTGAGCAGGAACTGATCAAGTTCGTTGCGGTTCGTGAAGTATCGGACGATCTCAAGTCGCGCCTGTCGCGCAACAGGAGCCACCGTATCCACGGCTGCCGAGGTTCCGTCAAGCACTTCGCGTCGGACGAGTCCGCGCGTAAGCGTGAAGGTTGCCTCTTGCACCGAGGTGTCGGCGGTTGAGCCGATCGTCGTCGCGTCAATGTAGACGGCTGCGTCTACGCCGAGCACGCTGACCTGTGTGGTATCGCTTGGTGAGGCGCTGTATGCCGTTCCGAGCGCGACCGTGCCTGCGGCGATGGTTGTCGCCGTGAAGGTGACCGCCTCGTCCTTGACATAGGAGATGCTCAGTTCGTCCGTGGCGCAGCCAGCCAACTTGTAGGTTGGGACGACGGTGCCGCCGTCTGCCCAGCCCCACTCAGCGGTGAAGGTCTTCGGCGCGTTCGCCGTGCCGCTGTTCGGGCTGTAAGTCCAGGTGTATGGCGCGACGGTGCCGGAAGGCGTGACGCCGCCCTTGACGCTGCTCTCAAGCCAGAACGGAATCTGGCTGTAAAGGACTGGCCCTGCGATGTTCAAGCCGTTGCGCTCAACGCCAGGGTTGATCTCATACGCCTCAAAGTAGGTGCCGCGAAGCGTCGTGTTGGCGATGCTCGTGACTTCCTGCGAAGGGGTTGCCTCATTCGCGTAGAGGACTCGGGTTGCGGTGGCAGCGGAACCAGCCGTTGATTCAAGCGCTCCCACGAGTTTGAGTAACTGGTTGACTGCCATTTGTTTCTCCTAACTTTCTTCTACAGAGGAGAGGGCGTTTGCCTTCTCCAAGTATCTTCCAAGAACTGCGTCAGCCGCTTGCTGACCTGCTTCCAATGCGCTGGCTGCTGCTGGTGTGACGAACGGCTTTGCTCGACCACCAGGGTGCTCAACCAACTTGGCATAGCCGAATGCTGCTCGCAAAATCCCATTTTCCTTCGGATAAATACGGTGCGCTCCCGTGCCAAACTCAATCAGATGGCGATGATTGCCGCCGCGCTTGCCTGGAATCGGGCCAGCAATGACGCCGATGGTGCCTGGCTGTCGCTTGATTTTGACTGGCTTGATTGAGCGATACAGGTTCCCTGTTTTACGACCAACGCCCCTAGAGAGATACGACTGCTGCAAGACTGGCTGCATCGCCTTACCAGCAGCATCGCGCATTGCCTCAAGCACTGCCTCTAGTTCAGAACCATAGAACTGCGAGAAGTAGCGCTCGGTCGCTTCGGTCTTGTATTGAATGCTGAAAGAGACTTTGGTTTCTGCCATTACGGGGCGATCGTGCTCAGCACTTCGCGAGTCGTCACTTCCACCTGCATCTCGATCACGGCGAACATCTCGCCGCCGTACTCGGATTCTCCCATACGGATATCCGGCACGAGTGCCTTGACGACAACATTCGACAAGCCGAGCTGCATATCGCTGACCACGCCCTCTACAAGCACATCGCGCCAGGCGTAGAGCGCCTTGACTGCACGGTCGGTGCCCATCCCCTTTGCCACATAGAAGCGGACAGGGAAGCGGTGGATCTGTCGCACGAGGCGATTCGGGCCGTACTCTGCCGTCGTGGAGGGTGGGAAGACGACCACGGACGGAAACACCGAGATCATATCAGGCGGGTTCGCCGTTGCTAGTCGCACCTCGTCGTAGCCCGCAGGGGGCGTCGTGTTGGCAGCCGAGAATCGAGCGGCGAGCGCCGTTCCGATGGCGTAGGTATCCAGCGCCATTTAGACCGCCTGGGCTGCGACGCGGTAGGCGCGCAGCATCTGCTCCACATCAGGGTCAAGGCGTGCGAGCAGACGCATCTGCCCCACTTCCGGCGATCCTGCGATTCCGAATGGAGTGTTGCGTCGGTTGAAGATACGCCCGCTTTGAATGATGGTTGCCATCTCTACGGGCTTGGGCACTGAAGGCCAGCCGCGTGTTCCGACGATCTTGACCGCCTTGACGATCTCCACAGGGAAGGTGTTCGCGCCTTCGGTGAGCGCGATGACCTCGGTGAACGGTCGTCCAGTAGTCGCTGCGTTGAACGGCGCAAGCGCGCAGTCGGTGTTGATGACCCACGAGGTGCTGAAGGTGCCGTTCGCATCTCCGTCAGTCGTGATCGCGGAGACGCTGGCGAAGTCGTCAATCGGCTGCACGAGGTAGTCCTGCGCCGTGTAGAAGGCGGTGCTCGCAGCGGATTGGTAGAAGAAGCGTCCGCAGTAATCGTCAATCAGTCGGCTAACCGACTCGATCACGAGTTCCAACTCGGTGTCCGAGGTTGCGTCAATGATGCCCAGAGCCGTCTTGACCGCAGAGCCGGTCGTGTAGCCGTTCGTGATTGCCATCAGGTCTCCTTGATTGGTTGGACACGCTTGAGCGCGTCAGGGTCGCCAGCATCCTGCCAGCCGGACACGATGAGTTCCGTGAGCGGCTGGTGAGGTGCATACGACCTCAGAACATCAGCCATATGCACTTCATTGGTTGAGCCGAGTTTGAGGTCATAGCAGATGTCATTGAGGAGTTCGCGATTGGTGAAGCGGTAGATGCCGCAGCATACAAGCACTTCGGGAATGCCGCGCGTCCAGCCGCCTTCGGTGGAAGCGTCGTAGTAGTCCCAGATTCGCCACGGTGCCGCAGCTACACCCACCCAGTCGCCATCGTGCGTTGGCACCTGCGGGAGCAGGGTATCGGCGAAGAGCACGGTGAGCGCGCCGCCTGGAAGCCCCGTAGAGGCACTCAGGAGCGCCCCAGACGGGCCGTCTGCCTCAGCGTGAGGAATCACCCCAGTCAGCCACGGAGCGGCGCTTAGAACCGCCTTCTCATCGTCTGGTCGCACGACCGCGTAGGTCGGCTGTTTGCCAGCCGCGCGCCTGTGCCACTCGTGAACCGGCAGCCCCGCCGCCTCCACGAGCAGTTTGTTCGTGCCGCCTAGTCGGGTCGCCCTGCCAGCGGCAAGGATGACAATCACGGTCGGCTCTCGTGTGGATGTGTCTCTGAAAGGTCGTAGTGCCAAGTCGGGCGCTCCACGCAGGTAAACTTCGCGCCAGTTTGTAGCGCCGCCACCCAGAGCAGCCAGTCGTAGCCTTTGACCTGCTTGAAGCCGCCGAGTTCTACGAAGAGATCGGTGCGGATCAGCGCGTTGTGGCTGACCACCGAAGTCTGGCGCAGCGCATCTGCGCTGAACGGCTGGTTGTAGCCGAGCCACGGGTTAGCGCCGCTGACATCGCACCACGAGTACGCGACATCCGCTCCGTTCGCCTCTGCCGCCTCTACGAGCGAGGCGAGGTGATCAGGATAGAAGTAGTCGTCGTCATCAAGCAGCGCGATCCACTTGCTCTCTGCCGCGAAACAGAGGTCATTCTTCATCGCGGCACCACCACGCCTCGCATAGTCGTAGCCGATCAGATGCGCCTGCGGGCGTAGGGTCTGCCGTCGCATCGAAGTCACCGCACGGAGCAGAAAATCCTCCCGCTCGGGCAGCGTTGCCGTGACGACCGTGATGCTCATTTGTGCTTGGCGGCTCGCCGCTGTTCGCGGTTCAGGCCGCTCGCCTTTGGGATCTCTGACTCGATCTGCTTGAGGATCGGACGCCAGTTCTCGGCGTAGATCTTCTCGGTGCTGTAGTTAGATGCGAATGCAACCGCCGCCTCTGACGCTGCCTTCGCCTTCTCTGTGTCGCCCTTGAGCGCGTAGGACTGCTCCAGCGCGTCCTCGATCTCATCAACATTCGGGGTCATCCACCAGCCGGTCTGCAGCTCATCCCACTCGGGCTGACCGCCGACCTTCCAGCCAGCGCCCACGAGTTCAGGCATTGCCGTCCAGTTCGTGACGATGACGGGCGTGCCGCACGCCTGCGACTCAATGGTCGGGATGCCAAAGCCCTCGCCCTTACTGGGCTGGAGGAGCACATCGGCTGCGGTGTAGCACTTGGCGAGTACGCCCTGATCCAGCCCCTGCCGATAGGCGAACTGTGGCACTGCTCGCACCCGATCCATCGGGGCGTTGACCGCCTTGAGCAGCCGCTCCAACTTCGTGCCGTTGGCAAGACCGAACATCTCGGTGTGGAGGTAGAGGTAGGCGTCGGTGTGTTTCTGCGCGAAGCGACTCCAGGCGAGGAGAAGTTCAGGCCACGCCTTGCGGATTGGGGTGACGCCCTTGTTCGCCTGCGGGCAGATCGTGAGGTGCGCGTCCTTTGGAATATTCAGGTCGGCGCGGATGTTAGATGGTGTTGGCTTGAAGATATCAAGCGGAATGCTGTGTGGCGCGTAGAAGAGCCGGTCGCGCTCAATGCCAGCATCGAGCAGTTCGCGCTCGCCGAAGCGACTCATCGCGATGGCCCACTTGCCTTTGCCTCTGCGGTTGAACCACGCCTTGACCTCTTCAGGGACGACGCTGTGATCAACGGGTGTCCACGACACCATCGGGATCTCATCCCACTGGGGCGATTTGTACACCCAGGTGTCATATAAACTAATGCCCGTTCCTGGGCCATCCTCGGTCGTCTGGTTGATCCAGTTGCCGATCTGGGCGGGCGTGAGGTCATTGCTGTAGGCGTCCAGCCCTTGCCCCATCACGGGGATGCCAGGTCGCCACTCCATCGTGGAGCCAGCGAAGCCGTAGTTCGCCATTATCGCGACCTTGTGCCCATCGGCTGCAAGGCGCGGGACGATCTCGTTCGTCTGTGTTCCGTATCCCGTGGGTGCCCACGGTGCGTTAGATGTCCAACCGATTCTCACGGTGCTGCCTCCTCCTGTTATTTGTCCTCCCGCCGAGCCGAAGCCCGACGGGAGGGTTGAGCCTAGATCGCTAGGATCAGGTGTTCGCCGAGACGAGCACCTTGACCGCGTTCAGGTCAGGGATGTTTCCGTCAACACCGTACAGAGTGCGTAGCGCAATCTGGTTTGTGTTGAAGAGGTAGTCGCTTGACGACGCTACCTCGATTGGGAGTTCTCGTACATAGTACGAAGGCTCGTGGATGATGGCCACTGACTTGGAGGCCGAAGCCACCGCTGCCATATGGACATTCTCCTTGAGTCGGTATCCCATCAGGGTGTCAGGCTGACCAGCGGCCATTGACGGCTGGAAGACAAACTGCCCGTTGAGATCCTGCAACTTGCGGAGCTTGCTCACTGCCGTCGTAGCCGCGTGCCAAACAGTGTTGGTGTTGCGATACGAAGGATTGAGCGAGTAAAGGACGGTTGCAAGGTCAAGCGCATCAAAGAAGGTCGCCGAGACGGTGCCTCCCTTTACTGCGGTGCTCAAGCCCGTTGCCGCAGAGACGAAGCCCTGTGGCTGAACCGTGCCGGTGCCGATTGCCATCGCTGAACCAGCGACAAAGGCGATCTGCGCGCCAGCCTGTCGGCCAACCGTGCCGAGG